TCAATTCTTTTCTTCTTGAAGAAGCGCTTCTATTAATTTTTGCCCCTCTATAGATTTTTCTAAAATTCCGTTATCTATCTTTACAAAGAATTTGTTGCTTTTCTCCGTATTGTCTAGGTTTTCTTTGAGCTCATTAAGAAGCTCTATGTATGTGAAGCCTTCCTCTGGCTCTGCAAGCTCTCCAAGAATTCCAGCCATTCTCCCATACGCAGAATTGGTTATTTCAAGATTGGATGACATCTCGTTGAGCAGGGCTATTTCTTTTCTCGTATACTCAACCGGTAGGATTGGGAGATTGAAAACTATTTGGTCATGATAGGAGATTAGCTTAGTCTCCACATTTCCTAATTTTTCTCCTAGTAAATTCATTCGAAATTTAAATTCAATAGGTGCTGTAGCTTTTCTTGCTTCACGCTCTGACATTGACGATAGTAGTTCGTAGTTTTCTTTTAGTCCGCCTAGCGCCCAGTCGGAAAATATTCTCAATTGGCGAGCTGCCTCTACATGCGCTTTGTTTATTTCTAGTATGTAGTTGATTTTTCTTTCTAGGAATTTTGCTCTTTCTCCAATAAGTACATCAATATTTGCCTTGTAGTCTACAAGGGATTGCTGCAAAGAGTGGCTCAGATTGTTTTTCTTTTCTTCTAGTTGTTTTTGAAGTTCATTGTTTTTAATGGCGAGTCTTTCGCTGTATTTGTGGTCTAGATGTTTGAATAATATGCTTTCTCCGAATCGGTATATTATTCCTGCGGAAAGTCCGGCACCTACTGCTCCGGAAATTATTGAGCTAATTATTTGATTGGCATCCATTTCTACTCCTGAATATATTGAGTTGGTGACTATTAACTAACCCATGGGGTTAAAGCTGCTTGCAGCGGAGCAGAAGCGTTGCCTCATTATTTCACTGTTCGCCTTTCGGTCGCTCTGCCATCGACCTTCCCAAGAGCGGCATTCCTCCTTGAAGAACTGCTTAGCTCCCTTTCTGCATTCGCGATAGTCGATCGATCCGCGTTTGTGATTGGCGCAGACAGAGGTGTCGTCTATGTAATTATTGAGCACTGTCCACTCTGCATAGTAATGAGCGCCACCGCTCCATTTATCGACCCATGCACCAGACTGCTCGACGTTATTTTGTGACACTCTGCTCGTTGCGGCAGTGGGATTCCGGTATGCCTCGGATTGGCGGACTGCCTCCATGTCGACAACATTCGTTGCGCCTTTGGGGATGTAGTTGGTGTCGTTGTAGACGGTCTGCTTCGGTTGGGCCTGCTGGCGGTTGCGTTCGTTGACGTCGTTCCAGAACAGTTGCTCTGGCGTCGCTGTTGGCTGGTTAGTTGGCTCGTGGAATTCGTATGCCGGTGTGTAGTTTTCAGCGGGCCTGGATTGAGTGACCGAAGGCTTGGGTGGAAAGGGGAGTTTGTGGTCGGCTACGTAGGCAGCCAGAGCGGTGAAGGCGACGCCTATAGTGATTGCGGCAGCCCATTTGCTAGCGCTGTGGCGTTTACGCTTCAGGTGCTGCGGCGCGTCGTCCCAATCTGCTTTCATCTGCACTCAGTCCTATGAGTTGTGCTGCACTGTCATTGTGCTATCAGATAGTCCTACTTTCTGAAGAGGGATGGAAGGGATCACGTCACCCGGCAATGCCAGGATTGTGAGTAGGCCACGCCGTCGATGAATTCAATGCCTGTTATGACTAATGCATTGGTTGCCATGCCGTGAATCTGCACGTCGTGCAGCGTTGGCAGTATCGCCTCGCCGGGGCTGGTTTTGAGGGTTTCAGCGATGAGGGTAGGGCGGTTGAGTGGCGAGGTTGAGGCCATCCTCAGCCACACATCTCCCCGAAGTGCAGGGGCTTTGTCGAAGCCGGCACGGCCAAGGGATTTGCCATAGCGGCGCATACGGCGGATATCAAAGTGCATAGCAAATACTGTTTAAATAAACAGTATTTTGTGACTGAGTGGAGCGTACGGCAATCGTCGTTGGTCGGATCGCCGCCGTCAGCTCTGTCCTTTGCTGAACCAGCGCAGTGCCACCTTCCTGGTTAGCTCTATCCCGCGCTGGGTGTGGCTAATTTGGCATCCGCCTCCTCATAGCCAGGAGCTACCTGACCACGCGCAGGGTCAACGTCGCCTTTCAGAAGCCAAAGCTCGTATTGAGGGAAGACGCGCAGCAGTTCCTCTAAATCCTCAATCCGTGCTTTTACCTTTCTATTGGTCGCAACGGTCTGCCATCGCTGTCTTTCCGTGATAGCGGTGGTTTCGGCCAGCTTCGTCGCACCGATAAATCGTACAAGCGTTCTAACCCGCTCTTCAATCATTCCGAACAGCTCTAAAAAACTGATAAATAATTTATTGATGAATTATTTATCAATTCTAGGATTTGCCTGTGATAAATAATTTATTAGGACATTTTGTCCTAGTGGAATGAATAGTGACGGAACGAGCATGGAACTGGAAGAGCTGGGCCCCAGCGCCCTAGTAGGGCCGCAGCAAGATCTGGAGCGCATTGAGAAGTGGGCTGATCGAAACGGCATCAGCTACGGCATCGCCCGGGCATGGGTGTACCGGGGCATCCTGCCTTCGGTGAAGCTTGGCAAGCTGCGCGTGGTGAACAGCGCCTTACTCCGCGCCTGGCTGCTGGAACAGGAGTGGACGGCATGAGCGACGTAAAAGGAGAACGACTGTGAGCAAGGACAAGTGGAATCTGGACCTGTGCGGTATCGCCCTCTTCGCGGAGATGTGTGGCGTGACGTATGACGAAGCGGCCCAGTGGGCAGAAGACGGCACAGTCCCCAGTATTCAAATGGGCTGCTTCCGCATGATCAATCTTGCCCGTTTCCGTGACGATATGGATCGCGGCAAAACCATCTTCAGAGCAGGGGGGGACGGCGATGACTAACTCACCCATCACCCTGGATGGTCAAAGCGCAGTGCGCTACCTGGGGCAGACCGTACTGATGGAAATGGTGTGGGACGAGGAGCCTGAACCGATCTGGCGCTGGGTTCGCGTTGTCGGCTTCGTCCTGCCTGCGGAGGGCCTGCGCGGCGGTCCGCACTTCCTCACACTCAAGCTCGGCGCAGACAAAGCATTCGCGGATGAAGCCTTCTGGGAAAACATCCGCACGATCCGGGTGATGCGGTACCGCGACCGGCAGGGTTTCGGCAACGTACTGGGCCGCGTCACCCACCCCGACGACTTGCGCTCAAGGGCCGCGCTCCCGGCTCGTCGGAACAGCCCCACCGTTCCGGCGAACGGAAGCACGGGCGGAGCGAACCCTTGAACGCATGCCCTTCATCAGCCTCGGCCGGTGAGCGCGGGGCAGCTTCTCCGCCCCGCGCTCCCGAGCCCTCGGCGGCAAGAGCGGGATGACAAGGGCAGCGCCCTTGGTGTGTGTTGGTGGCGTCAGCCATCAATGGAATTGATGGCCCGTGGAAGGAGCTTTTTGCGTCGAGTGCCAATACGTCGCTATTCGTTCCGATGCGTCTAGAACGGGCTTCTAGCCATCAAATCAAACGATTAGTCGCGCCGCCGGCTGTTTGATTCAATACCCATATCCCACTGCGAAACCTCGATAGCGCAGATGAACCGGCGAGCGCGCCTGTTTATCCGTGCCGGGCCAACTCATGCCTGCGAAAAGGCAACGGAGGCAGCGCGATGCAGCTACCTGATTGGACCTATGACCTTGTGCTGGTGGCGCTGGCCTACCTGCTGGGCGCGCTCTCGGCCCTGGGTTCTTCCTCGCCTGCGGTGACGTTTCCCTACTGATGAGCATGAGCCGGGCGTGGGCCGCGACGCCGGCCGGGAGCGCAAGGCATGAGCGGTAGGCCGAAGGCGCGGCCGGCGCCCCTGTAACACGTCGGATAACCCACTGATCACTGTTTCATTACGTAGCTATTTGGAGCACTTCAATGACCAAGCCAAAGCATCAAGTCCGTGTCACGGTTAAGTCCGCTGGCGAAATTTACGAGTCGCCTGAGGGGCGCCTGTTCTTCGACGACAAGCTGGCCAAGTTCACTGATCTGTCCGGCGTGCGCCTGCTGCGCTGCGGCGTGGATACGGTCCGTCAGTTGTACAACGGCATGATCCGATTGGAAGTGATGGCGCTGTTCGATGAGCCGGAAGACATCGTGGAGTTCGCTGGCCACCAGTGGGTCAAGGGCAGAGTAGGGCGCGACTTGGGCTACCAGTACCGCCTGCAGAACGCCAACACGGGCCTAATTATCACAACGTGAAGCTGGAGAACATCGGGCCGCATCTCAAAATTGAGGTATCTCCACACGCCCTGGACGGAGCCGATACTGCGATCCTGCAAGGCATGCTCGATGACCTGGCTAGTGCCGTGCTCGCTCACTGCGAAACGAACCAGTGCGCCGTGCATCTCGCGCTGGATGTGCAGGGCTGGACGCCTTCCGCGGACATTGTGGAGCGCATGCGCTGTCGTTCCACTCGCGTGCGGCAGATCAGCGGCATCGACCGTATCGAGTTCCACGGGAACGCCTCGGTGTATGGGCGTGGTGAGACCTTCATGTTCGGCTCTGCCAACGGCATGCAGCTGTGCATCTACAACAAGACGCTCCAGGCACGCGCCACCGACAAGCTCGATTACTGGAGCAACGTATGGGCGTCACTGAATGGCGACCCGTTTGGTGATGGGGAGCCCGCCTACAACCCGGAAGAAACGGTGTGGCGTATAGAATTCCGCTTCCATCACTCGATAGTCCAGCAGTTCTCCGAAGGCTCCAAATTATCCTCTGGAGAGGTGATCGGCTGCCGCACCTATGCCGGCCTATGCCCGCACCTGCAAGGCCTTTGGGAATACGCCTGTGACAGCTTCCGGCTGCTGCTCAAAGACCCGAAGTGGTACGACCCGTTCTGGTCGCTGATCACCCTGGATACCAAGGTCCAGGTAGAGGCCGACCCGCTGATTGAGCGCACCGAATATCGCCGCTACTACAAGACCGCACAGGGCTTCTCCGGCAAGAACTGCGAGATGTTCCTGGGCCAGTTCGCCAGCTTGATTGCGCGGGAGCGCATCCCATCAAAAAAGGCACTTGAGGTCGGGAGAACGCTCCCCTTCTGGCATGTGATCGAAGACCACTACACGGCCAAGGGTTACAGCACTCGCGACCTCGAAACGCATATCTGCGGGTTGATCAATGATCGCTACTTGAGGCGCGGATACGCCATCTGATGAGCATCACTAAGCTCCCTGATGGTCGCTGGTCCGTCGATGTAGAGCCGATCAAGGGCAAGCGTTTCCGCAAGCGGTTTAGCACCAAAGGTGAGGCCCAACGCTTCGAGGCTACTGTGCGTCAGAAGTGCATCGATAGCCCTGGTTGGAACCCCACTCCGAAGGATCGTCAGGACCCTCTCGGGCGTGCCTTTACGGCCATTCAGTTTGCGGAGTATCGAGCCAAGCGGCTTGCGGATGGCTACAGCCGAAAGACTCTCAACAATGAGCGGTCGTACCTGCGCGCGATGTTCAATTGCTTGATCCAGTTTGGTGAGGTGGATTACCCGAACCCACTGGCCACTCTGAAGCCGCTGAAGCTGCAAGAGAATGAGTTGGCCTATCTGGATCATGACCAGATCGCGGTGTTGTTCGACACGTTGCGCCAGATGCCGTACGTCCACGTCGAGCTGATATCGGCCATTTGCCTTGCCACGGGTTGCCGGTGGGGAGAGGCGCAGGGGCTTGTGCCATCCAGGGTGAAGGGAGCTGCCGTGCACTTCATCAACACCAAATCCAAGCGTCGACGCTCGATACCGATTTCACCCGAACTGGAGAGCAGGATTCTCGATCACTTCAAACGCTTCGGACCTTTCACCAACTGTCGCAACGCGTTTGATGAAGCTGTCACCAAGGCTGGTCTAGAGTTACCGCCAGGTCAGAAGGCACACGTCCTGCGACATACCTTCGCTAGCCACTTCATGGCGAACGGTGGCAACATCCTGTCCCTGCAAAAGATACTCGGCCATTCGACCCTGGCGATGACCATGCGTTATGCGCACCTCGCTCCAGGGCACATGCAGGACGTGCTAGCGTTCGGTCCCAGCAGAGATTTTCGACACTTCTTCGACATCCCACCGGAGTCGGCCACGGAAGCTGGAGAAAAAGCCTTGTAAATCAATATGGAAGGCAATCACGCCCGGTGGCGTGGCCGGACTTCAAATCCGGTGGGGGACGGCAGCCGTTCCTGGGTGGGTTCGACTCCCACTGCCTTCCGCCAACTCCCTCGTCTACAGCCCGCGTGGCTCTAGGCTCTCGGCTCAGCCCGGGAAGACGGTTCTTCGTCGGTGTCGAAGAAGTGTCGAAAGTCCCTGATCGGTCCCAGCGTCAGCACGTCCAAGAGATGATCCGGCGCGAGGTGCGCATAACGCATGGTCATGTTGAGCGAGGCGTGGCCGAGTACCCGTTGCAGCGTCAGGATGTTCCCGCCATTCATCATGTAGTGGCTCGCGAAGGTGTGGCGAAGCACGTGCGTCTTCTAGCCCGGTGGCAGGTTCACGCCTGACATCTTCACCGCGTAGTCGAAGCTGTCCCGGCAGTTGGAGAACAGCCCGTGTTCCTGGAAGTGGTCTTGGATGCTTTGTTCCAGCTCGGGCGAGATCGGGACGGAGCGGCGATGCTTGGACTTGGTATTGATGAAGTGCACCGCGCCGGCTCTGACACGCTCAGGAACCAACCCTTGTGCCTCTCCCCAGCGGCAGCCCGTGGCGAGACAGATCGTTGCGACCATCTCCACATGCGGCGTTCGGCTATGGTGCCTGAGCGAGTGGAACACCTTGGCAATGTCGGCCTTCGAGAGGAACGACAGCTCGCGTTCCTGGAGCTTCAGTGGGCGGACTTTTTCCAGCGGATCGGCATAGTCGATTTCGCCCAGATGCCGCAGGACGCTGAACATTGAGCGCAGATAGCCGAGCTGGTTGTTCACGGTCTTGCCACTGACACCCGAACTCAGGCGGCGTGCCCGGTACGTTGTGTACTGAGCCCCCGTCAGATCAGCCGCTACCGGGTTGCCAAGCGATTCGGCCATGCGGCGCAACACGAGGTCAGCCCGCTCGACGTCGACCAGGGCGTGGCCGTGCAGCAGCTTCCAGCGTACGATTAATTCCAGCGGTCGACGTCGATCCTTCGGGCGAGGATTCCATGCGGGGTCCTGCGTGGTCTGCGAACGGACCATCGCCTCGAAGCGTTGAGCCTCGCCCTTGGTCTTGAACCGCTTGCGGAAGCGCTTGCCCTTGATGGGTTCGATATCAGCCAGCCAACGGCCGTCGTCCAGCTTCGTGATCGCCATCAGACGGCATAACCTCGCCTCAGGTAGCGATCGGAGATGAGGTTCTTGATGTGTTGCTCCAGTTCGCGGCGAGTCCAACCCTTGGCCAGATAGTGGTCTTCGATGACGTGCCAGAACTCCAGTCGGTGGGCGGACTCAATCGTCTTTTTTGCGGGGATGCGCTCCCGTGCGATCAGGCTGATGAACTGGCCCAGGAACATCTCGCAGTTCTTGCCGGAAAAGCCCATGGCCGTCTTGTGGTAGCGGCGGTACTCGACGCGTTCGATCAGCGGGTCGGCTTCGACCTGGACCTTCACGTCCTGCATGATCAGCGACCAGAACGGGTCATACACGGCATCGCGGGCGAGCAGCTTGTAAGCCTCGCAGGCGTAGCCGAACAGGCCTTGCAGGTGCGGACAGATACCGGCATAGGTCCGCGTGGCGATCATCGCGCCAGAGGGCAGGCAGGTGCCTTGCGCGAACTGTTCGACCACCGAGTGGTGGAAGCGGAACTCGATGCGCCACACCGTTTCCTGTGGATCGTAGGCGGCTTCACCCGCGCCGAACGAATCGCCATTGAGGCCGGACCAGACGGCATTCCAGTAATCCAGCTTGTCGGTCGCGCGCGCCTGTAGCGTCTTGTTGTAGATGCACAGCTGCAGGCCGTTGGCGGAACCGAACATGAAGGTTTCCCCGCGTCCGTACACCGAGGCGTTGCCATCGAACTCGATGCCGTCGATGCCGCTGAACTGGCGGACTCGGTTCGACCGACAATGCATGCGATCCACGATATCAGCGGGTGGGGGCCAGCCCTGAACATCCAGGGCGATGTGAACGGCGCACTGATTGGTTTCGCAGTGGGTAAGCACTGCGGCGGCCAGGTCATCGAGCACCTTCTGCAAGGCCGCGGGATCGGTGCCATCGATGGCATGCGGGGACACCTCGATCTTGAGGTGCGAACCGATGGTGTCGAGCTTGATGTTGTGGTTCTTGATCAACAGGATCAGGCCGAGGTCGGCGTTCTGCAGACGGAACTGGTAGCCCGAATCACGGCCGACGCGCCCTTTGGACCACTGGTGCCCGGCAAACCTGGCGATGGGTTCCTGATCGTCGAACAGCGCCATGACCTCGGGGCGAACCATGCCCTTGTACAGCTGACGCACCGTATCCACGCCACAGCGCAGGATGCGAACACCGGAGAGGTCAGTGAAGTGGCCCGCCTTCGAATTCATGAACATGCGGCCGTTGGGAACATCCAGGATGCGGCCGTCAGCTTCGATGTGGAGGCGGTGTTGATGGGTCACTTTTCTCATGGGATTTACCTAACAATGTCCAATAACCAACGTTTTAGAAATGGGTTGTCCGACGTGTTACAGGGGCGTCGGCCGCGCCCACCGTCGGGACGCTCGTGCCTTACGCTACCGTCCGGTGGGCGCGGCCAACGACCAGCAGGCCGAGCCTTCCCAACCGAGCCAGCAGACCGGGTAAACCGGCTGATGGAACTGCGCCCACCGTGCCCACAGGACGAAGGCCAGTACCAGCAGGCCGACGGCGTTGATCCATCCAGTTGCGTTCATCGTTCTCTCCTTGGCTTTTTCCGGGCATGAGCTTGCCCGTCGCGGGAATCCGGGCGCGTGCGCCGTTCATTCAGCGGTGTGAAATCGAGTCGTGGGTCGGGTGTGTGGGGCGGCTCCAGGGCGGGCCGTCGCGGCTATCTCAACACGGAAAAGGCGCGGAAAACCGGCCCTGAGAAAATGTCGCGATGGCCCAAACACTGTCCAACGCTGACCAGCAATGACCATTCGGCCCGGTCGGCACATGAGCGGAATTCAAGATCAACACCAAGGGCTCCGCCCTTGTCATCCCGCTCTCGCCGCCGAGGGCTCGGGAGCGCGGGGCGGAAGAGCTGCCCCACACTCCCAAGCTGAGGCTGTTTCTGGCGGCGCGCGGTCAAGGGTGCGCTGCGCCCGTGCTTCCGTTCGCCGGAACGGTGGAGCTGTTCCGACGAGCCGGGAGCGCGGCCCCTGACCGGGACGTTGCAGAGTGGGCGATGCGGCCCAGTACGTTGCCGGAGCGGTTTCGCATCACCCTGATCGTGCGGATGGTGTCCCAGAAGGTCTCATTCGCGAATTCGTCGGTCACGCCGACGGGCACCGTCATGAAGTGCGGTTCGTCACGCACGCCCTCGGCCAGTAGCACCACGCCGATGATGCGCAGCAGGCGCCACACGGTTTCGGGGTAGTCTTCCCAGCCCAGTTCCACCAGCACGGTTTCGCCCAGGTAACGCAGCGAGCTTTGAGCATCCAGGATCACACGTTCGTTATGCAT